CTGCGAGAAACGCGTTCCCGAGACCATCGGGATAAACGGTTTGGCCGTAAGCTCGTTTCTGAACTCGCAGAACGTCACGACTGAAGATCCCCAGATGTTGACCTCAATAATAACGCAGGTTGACTACGCAATAGCTTCCCTGAACTTCGAGAAGTCGTCCGGCTTCACCGGGCTCGTGCACTCGACACCAACGAAAGGTGACGTCGTTTTGACGAAAGGGGCTAAATTGAAAGCTGCAGCGGTCGCGCGTTTGAAAGCGCTGGCCAGCATCTGCCCGACTAAAGTGAGCACCATGGGTGCCATCCAGCTCGTGCAGCTCGGCCTGCGTGATCCTGTCATTCCGTGTATAAAACCAGAGCCCCATCCTGACAGGAAGCTGTTCAAGGAGGGGACCAAGGAGCCGCTGAAGAATCAGCGGTGGCGCTCGATACTCGTTCAAAGCACCACGGATGAAGTGGTCGGACGGGTTCTGCACAAGAGGCAGAACGACGCCGGCGTGGCGCATTATCAAAATGCGACGCTGGAGCAGGTCGCTGAGAGTCAGTCGACGCTGGGCGCATCCCAGACGGATGCAGGCATTCGCAGGCTAGGCCTGGTGATGCTCGCGGGGCTTATGCTTCTCCCGAGGGGGAAACTGGCAGAAAGCTCCGATGTGTCCGGAATGGACTGGTGCGTCGGCTCAGTCGGCATCGCCATCGATACATTGCGCCGCTTGAAAGCAGCAATCGCTTCCCGCGACGGTCTGCTGAGTGGCATGAACGGTGTGCGAACGAACTTCGACATCGCTCTGATCAATTACGGCTTGGTAACAGGCCTGCCCGTTTATATGGTGGGCAGTGCGCTGTACGCGCAGCTCCAGCGAGGAGTGACGCAATCCGGGGTCGTAAGCACTGGGCAGATGAACTGCTCGGTGCGCAACTATGCTGAGCACCTCTACGTAGCGGTGAGGCATGCCGTAGCGAATTATTGCAACGGTGTGTTCCGCTTCCGCGTCCCGCTGTCGCACGGCGATGACTGTGTGACAATGAGGGTCGAGGAGGACCTGCTTGATGTGAAGGAGTACGAGCGCTTGACGGCTTTGAGCCTGCGCGACGTAATTACCCTTCCAGTGAGCGAGGAGGTTTGCTATCTGTCGATGAGTTTCCAACTGGGCGAGAGCTCCTATACCTTCTTGAACGAGGGTAAGGTGCTGAGCTCGCTCTACAGGAAGAAGATCACAGCAGACATGTTGCTTGGAATCAGCGTGGCCTGCCGCCACACGCCCGAGATGCTGAAGTGGGTGGAGAAACTCCGCGCTTCCTACGGTCACGCCGAGGGAGACTTCACCGGCATCATCGATTGCTGCGCCAATGACCCCTAGGGGGTAGGCGCGGCCATCTAGGGTCGCCATCCATCATAATGGAGGCGCTCCTGCTGGCACTTTGCCAAAAGCGAAAACATAAATACACCTGTACTCTTCAATGCATGAATTTGGGCCGCGAGGCCAGCATGTGCACGAATTTAGGCTGCAAAGTCGAATTCAGCGAGTTTGTCTCGCCAAAATTGCATGGCCGGCAACGAAGCCGGTAGGCAGTAGCATAAACAGCAGGCTGTCAGTAGGCACCTCTAAAAGAGGTTCGCGCCCGAAATCCCGGGGCGAAAAAGCCAAAAGGGGGGATTCCCGTAAAACGG